ACAAAGGGAATAGAGGAAACAGCAGGAGCAGCAGCAGCACCAACGCTAGTCCCAACCAGTCTCCCAGTTCCTTCTGCTGACCCTATAGCCTTTATACATTCTTCTGATCTTACAGCAGCAATATCTTGTGCTTGCTCTGCACTTAGACCAGGTGGCATATCTATCCAAGATCTCTTGTTAGATACAGGACCGCCCTGATTAGTCTTACCATCTAGGAAGTATTCCTCAGCAACCTTAGTTGTTTCTGTTGCTAGTCCTAGGAAACCACCCTTAGTCTTAATATCCTTAGTGATATATGCAGTCTTAGGATCGTTGGCTTGATAACTTAACTTATATCCATCCTTGTTTGCTTGTATAGCATAAGATGTGTAGTCACCTACAGGAACATTCAAGCTAGGTAACTTACTTTCTTGTTTTTTACTTGCAATATAACCTATCATTCCCAGATGGGATACTGCAAATAAACTACCAACCACACCGATTGATATCCATTTTACATTCATGATAACCTCTTAAAATTTAGGCATTTCTAATGGGATAGGACCGCCAGTTACATCTGGAAGTGAATCTCCTACCATATCAGGTAGTGCAGGTGTAAGTGCACTGCCTAACTGACCCATTGCTTTCTCTTTAAGATCTTCAATGATTGCATCCTTTCTAATGAATACATATCCACCGAGACCAACTACGCCAAGTGCTACTACACCTGAGAAAATAGCGATTCCGTTAATGATTTTTTGCATGATTACTTAGTGTCTGGGACAATTTTCACAGGACCTGATTCAATCCTGATAGTTTGAGCAGGTGCAGTCTCTGCTGCCTTAGCAATAAGAAACTCCATATCCTTTTTAGATATGTTAGCACTTCCATCGGATCCATTCTTCTTCTTACCTCCTGCGGAGACGCCGAACGTAGCTACGACTCCTGTGAAGACCGAAGCTATGAAAGTTGGATCCATGTCTTGCTTAGGAATTTTTAGTGCAGGTGGCAAATCGACATACGCTAATGTCAAAATCCCGCCAGACCAGACCAAAATTCCAAGTCGCACGAAAGTCGATAGGATAGCAAGTTGCTCCTCCTTATCCTCTGCGTGCTCTTTAATTTTTCCGATAATACCTTTTGGCTTATCTTCTTTTTTAGTTTCAGCCATGATAGAAACTTATTCGTATATTATATAGGTGTTTAATTGCTAACAATTTCTGTAGGCTGTTTCTTCTTTCCGATATTATACTTACTTTCTAAATTCCATTCCCCTTTATCCTTATATGCTAGGACTTTAATCTGATTTAGAGGTGCTAACTCACCATCATCTACAGGTGTACAGACAATAATCAGACCCCAGTCTGACAGCAGTCTAGCGATTCTATTTCTACGTTGTGCATCGTTAGTCGTCATGTTAGATGGTTTACCATCCAGTGCAAACAACTCTTTAAAGTGTACGATGTAATATTTACCCTTCTTATGGAGGATATGACAAGATTGATATAGTTTCTTTTCCTTTCGTGATGCTACACCAATTCTGGTTAGCGTCTCCCGCACTTTCAAGAAGTCATCAGGCTCTTTTAATGTAACTTCAACCATCATGCTTGGAGACCAGTTGATCTCGTCACTCATTTCATTCCTCCAGAATTCAGTTTAGACCTAATTACTTGGATTTCTTCCTTGTTTAGCAGTTTTAATGCTTGTAATGCTTTCTCTGTTGAGTAGTTATAGTATTGTTTTACTAAGTCCAAATCAGCGTGAGTTGACTTCTTAGCCCAAGGGGAAAACCTCTTAGATTTCCTAACACTATGTATAAAAAAGTTATATTGCATGTCCTTATCAAGTGTCGCACCCAACCTATTCATCTCATTGGAATGCATGATGGTATCAATGAAGTATGACAATGCCTTATTGACCATGAATGCAGGATAATGACGCATATATCCCTCGTCATCAGTGTAGTCTGCAGTCTTTAAGTTAATTGAATTAACGTAGTCAAACGGATTGTAATCTTGTGCCATAATTAATAAAAGGTTTGTCAAATAATACTTCATTGATATAATTGTCTGCCCATTCAGCGTCAAACCACTGAGATAACACCGCTTTTGTCTTCTTATTCTTTCTCTGTGATGTGCAGTAGTAAGACTGATCGTCTATCCTTTTCATGATAGATACCCAGTCCTTATCTTTGTAGTCTTTCTCTGCTATTCTAACATATCTGACGTATTGTTGTAGATATTCTCTAGTTACATTCAGATAATCTACTCTTGCATCATGGTCTTTCAAACGTGCAAATTTACAGTAGGGTGAGAAGACTTCTTCTGCCCATTGTGGGAGTATTCTCTCGTCTTTGAAGTGATATCTACTACAAATTGGTGCAAGTTGATAGTCGAAACTGACACCATGGACAGGAGAAATATCAACGATAGCAGCAGTCACAGTAGTGGGTGTTTCAATGATATCACACCCAAAAATAGGGATTTTATACTCTGGATCAGGGTAAAAAACACAGTGGACAATGTTTAACTTGTCTTGTAGTGTTGCCCTCTCAAGGTGAATCTTCCTAAGTCCTCTACATTTCCACATTTCATTGTGAATAATGACTTCTTCATGCTCAATTAACTTATGCTCGGTCTCTACTATCTCGATGGCAGGTAGAGAGATGAGTTGTTGTCTAATCAGTTGTGCGAGATCATCCTGCATACATGACCTCTAGAGGATTAGCGACGATTGCCTCGTAATTCTTAATCAATAACTCTTGTTGGTTACGATTCTTACTACCTCTATGTTTCATACCGTATGTCAACTGAAAATACTCCTGTTTGTAGTCACTAAACCACTCTTCAATCTCTTCGTCAATATTATATGTGATCATCCACTTATGTGGACAGTTATTACAGTCTTCTAGGAAGAGTTTATGATCAAAATCCTTATGTAATTCAGCGTTTGTGCCATACAAATATGACTTGATTTTATATGGAGGATCTAAAAATACAAATACATCTCTTGTCTCTGACATATCCTCATTCATGACCACTTCATAGTGTTTATTAGTAATATGCCAGTGACCTATGAGAGCACCTACTGCCTTAAGATTTTGTGCACCACGCACCGTAAAGTTTTGTTTGGATGCAGTCTTAGAAAACGAGGAATTTTCTGTCAATCCACTATAACTACACTTGTTTAAGATCCAGAAATAGCATGCTTGATCAAATGATTCGACATCAGAAATTTCTTCCTTACACTTGAGAAACAACTCCTTGCATAATACCTCATCCGTGTGTGAATTCTTGTATTCTATGAGTGCATCAGACAAATTTTTATAGTCTGACTGTAATACTTTCCAAAAGTTATAAAGATATCCATACAAGTCATTGACCCACACATCTGCAGTTGGGTTATCTTGTGTGAATCTTAGTGCAACACTACCACCACCTAGAAATGGCTCCCTAAACTCCTTACAGTTAGGTGCTAGTTTGAGTAGTCTCTCTGCTGCTCTAGATTTACCGCCAGGATATCTGAGCGGTGTCTTAATGTATCTCATAATACTTCAATGTTTGCCATTGGATAATTAAAAGGACCAGGATTAATTTTACCTGCAGGGAAAGCATTAAAACTAATAGTCATCCTGTCATAGTCAAAGAAATGACGATCACTTTCATGGACTAACCATGATGGAAACAGAATAAGTTTACCTTCTTCTGCTGCTATCTTTTCGATAGGACCTCCACGGACAGCAAGATTGTCAGATATGACCTCCATACAGTCCATGGTGCGAGGATATACAGGGTCATGGAATACAGTTGCCACTCCACCTGTAAGATAAAAAACCCCCGACACTAATGACAGATTATGCCTGTGTCGTGGGTGACCTACACCCGATCCTGCAGGTGCAATGTTTGCCCACATCAGTGATATATCTATTCTATCACATTGTAGAGCAAATGACTCTTTATATTCTGTTAAACAGTCCTCAAACCAGTCTACGAGCCTGGAAAGTTTCGCATTTTTATGAAGCGATCCCTCTGTCGTTTCAACTCCTTCTGGAAAATTAAACTGCTCTCTTCTCTGGGATCTAACAACTTCTTTAATTTCTTCAAGATCTCCTTCATAGGTAAACTCTGGGACGATAACTGGGAATAGTTGATTTGTTTTCATTTGTGCACTTCATTCTTCTCAATATTCATCATAGGCATGTCGAATGCACCAATATTAATATCACCAAATGGAAAGAAGTTTGCAGCAAGTGTTAACCTATCTGCCATTCTATCATTAGGTTGTGATCCATGCACCAGATAAGCAGGAAAGATCAACAAAGTGCCTGCTTCTGGACGATAATTATATCTTGTCTCTGAATATGGACCTCCATCTAAATGAAGTTGTGCCCATTCTCTCTGTGCAAGAGGGTCTACAAATGTAGTAGGAGTGCCCCCTGTAATGTAATATATACTACTCCAATATGACATGACATGTCTGTGTGGAGTATGGTGATGACCAGTCTGTGCATTAGATCTGTTACACCACATCCCTGTGACTTCCATTCTGTCAGCAAGAAAACCATTATCCTTAAGGAGTTTATTAGAGCACTGCTCTAACCACATTTTCATCTCAGTCCACTCAGGACGTTGCTCTAGATGTGGGAAGGATGTGCCAACACCACCATCTAGATTCCATGCTTGATATTCTTCTGCCTCTGCCAATTCATTAACAGATTTAAGAAGTGATCTTGTGCTATGAAATTCCCATACCCTCACAGGAAACCAGAGTTTCTCTTCGTATTCAGTTTTCATTGCGAATCTCCTCAGGAGCGTTGACACCAAACCAAATACCAACTACAGGCACAGCAAAAATTAATACTCTTGCCAGACCTGTAACTGCTAGGAAGATCAAGACTCTCTTAGATGATTTCCACCTTCTAGGTGCCCTTGGACTGATCATTTCTTTTTCCTAAGTCTAGAGTTAGCTCTCTTAAGATGTGCATTCTTCCAATTAAAACCATTTTCATATTTGTTATCCATTGGAAGTTTAGTTACAGTTGGTTTAACATCTACCTCTTCCTTACGTACGAATTCATACCAAGAGCATTCTTTACCCGCATATTCCCAAGTATAAAAATAATCATTCTCCATATCTACATGAAGTTTAATACCACTTTTTTGAAAAAATTCTGGCATTTCTTTACGACCTAATGGAAACTTCTTATTACCTGGTACGTGGGTCTTTTTATGAATCTTATGTTCATAAATGTATTTGGTTTTAATCATTTGAATTCACACCTCATCATAATTTCTGTTAAAAATGCAACAGAGTTTATCTCCAAGTCAGCAACGAATGCTGCTTTGTATTGATACTCACCTATGATGAGCACTGCCTCAGGTATAGACTGTGGCTGAAGATATTCATATAGCTTATCGTATATAGCACGAAACAAGACCTTGTAATCATTGTCTAGATTCGTGACAACCCATTTACGCATGTTAGTAAACTCTTTTTGCTTAAGGAATCCAACTAACTTATCAATATTTTGACTGTTAGATCTACCTAAGATACCAACATCAATCTTTCCTGTAGCAGAGTATGCCTGCAACTCATTGAGAGTGCGACGGAAGTCTGGGAAATACTTACCAACTACCTCTGCTACTACTTTTGCATCGTATTCAATACTTTCTTTAGTAAGAATGTCTAGGCATCGCTTATGAAAATTAGAAGCGAGGACGGCACGATTCTTACCCTTTGTAGACATATCTACAACAGAGCATCGACTCTTGATAGGGTCAATGATTTTGTTGATATAGTTACAGGTGAAAATAAAACGACAGTTATTCTGAAACTCCTCGATGACAGCACGCAATAGCAACTGGACATCGGGTGTAGAATTGTCTGCCTCATCAATAATTACGACCTTGTGTTTACCTCCCACAAGAGAAGAAGATGATGCAAAGGACTTACACTTTGTGCGGACAGTATCTAAGTAACGACCTTCATCAGATCCATTGATTAGATAATAGTCAGCACCAATTTCTTCACACAGTGCCTTGGCAAGGGTAGTTTTACCGATACCTGCAGTGCCAGGCAAGAGTAGATTAGGAATCTCTCCCTTCTCTACATAACCTGAGAAAACTGCTGTGTTGACATCTGTTAGGATACAATCAGAAACTGTCCTTGGACGATACTTTTCAACCCAAAGAAACAGTTTACTCATTAGTCTTGGTCAGGCTCCAGTGCGATAAAGTAATTGAGAGATGATTCAGATAAAGAGTTGAAGTTGATAACATTCTTATCTGAAATACACACATGATATGTGCCATCAAGAATCTTAAGGTTTTCAATCTTTAGACAGTAACAGAAGTTACGCTCATGAGTTGGTTTTGCCCCCCAGAAGTCTGCTTCCCAAACAACTTTGTCTACAGGGACAGAGAAGACATGACTGTTGTCAGTTTTCTTATCCTTAACAGAGATAGACAAGTTACCCTCAAAAGAGTTAACACAGAAATCAGTAACACCGAAGTTGTATGCTGCTTCACGAAGAAGTTTTAGATTCTTCATAGTCAACTCAAAGTTTACAACCTTCTCAGGAAGATTAGGATCGTAAGTCTTAGGTGGTTGGACAATGATATCAGGGTCAGACTTGATGTAAGTTGCCTTACCTTTTGTCGCTTTGTCTGCAATATAGATTTTATTCTTTCCCATGAAAATGAGATGTGGTTGCTCAAACATAGAGCATGTCTTCACAAACAATGGGAGATCGTAGATAGGAATGTCCTCAGGAAACTCTTCACCACATGAAGAGAATGCTAGAATATTCTTGTTGACCGCCATTGTAGCAAGAGTCTTCTCTGCTGCTTTGATTACAACTGACTTATTAATCTCACTAAAATTCTTTAGGAAACTAATAGTCTTCTTGGAGAGACGAATCTCTGTTGCTTCATTCATAATGTTGTTGCTCAATTTTGTTTTCGTGACGGACTCTATTGCGATCGTTAAAACACATTAGAAGTATACAATAATGCATTGCCTTCATAATGTCAACCCTTGCCTGTCCCTTTTTATCATAGCGTGACAAATACTTAATAGCATTAGACCTGCAGAATGCTTCGGAATCTCCTACTGCATCAATCAGGTCTAACGTTTGCACACCTTCACCATTGTCGGAGGAGTAATGTTTAGTATACGTCCCTCCGATATATTCCGTGACCTCTTTCATGATCACATCTTCATCATACTTAAATGTCATTAAGCGTTAGTAAATAGATTTTCTACCTCGGTCATGTCAACCTCACCATCTATCTTATCATATAAGTCAAGGAATGACTGTTTTGTTTCATCATCGAAACGATTAAGACATGCTTTGATTGCTTTAACACGATCACCGAAGATAGCATATGCACGGATGATGTGCACAAGACGACGAGTGGAGATCACTTCATCAACACCACCTTCTCTGAATGTCCTACGAATCATGTCTGCCCATGTGACTAAGTTAGCGATGTATTTGTCATCACATGCATCCAACTCTTTACAGTAGTTGTTTAGCATCTTAGTCTCGATAGCAGGTGTAGGATACTCTTGCTCGAATGTCAAGGGGAATCTCTCAAGGAATGCTTCATTCAACACGTTAGTGCCGATGAATCTTCCGTCTTCAGATCCTTTACCTTTTGTGTTAGCAGTAGCAATAACTGTAAAACCTTTAGCAGGTGTTACATATCTACCGACCTTCTTGAGGAATACACCTTTACCTTCTAGTATAGACTGAAGACAAAGGATTTTGTTAGATGCAAGGTCAATCTCATCAAGGAGAAGGACTGCACCACGCTCGAGTGCTTCCACTACAGGACCATTATGCCACACAGTGTTGCCATCGACAAGTCTGAAACCACCGATGAGATCATCCTCATCAGTTTCTATAGTAATATTAACACGAATCACTTCACGATTCAAGACAGCACATGCTTGCTCTACACTCATGGTCTTACCATTACCTGATAGACCTGTAATGAATGCAGGATAGAATACCTTGGACTTGATGATCTTCTTAAGATCAGAGAAGTTACCGAAAGGCACAAAGTTTTTGTCTTTAGATGGAATCAATCTCTCAATTACTGCAGGTGCTTCGTATGCTTTCTCTAACTGCTCAGTGATGGATAGATCCCACTTACCAATACCTTTCTTGTATTGCTTAAGTCTTTTCTTGACTGTTGCTACAGAGCAATCGAAATGGTCTGCTGCTTCGACAAGATTCTGGAAGGTAACATCGTTACCGTGCTTCTCAGATAGGTAGTTTTTGAAGTCTTCTGTTGTCACTAGGACTGGCTCGAAAGGCATAATCGTATTTGTTTGTGTCTATATGATTATTATACAAGAATAAAATCCGCAATGCCACTGTTAGTGGACACTATCCAAAGTGGCATACGCTCTGGTTTGCGTAGGTAATTTGTAGGTGCCCAAGGTTTACTTGCAACATAGCGTCTATATGCAAGTGTGGTAGGGATATCGTAATCATATTTCCACTTATCAGGCATAGCACGAGCGAATGGTGTATGCCTAGCACTGCAACCCTCGGGTGCAATGTGTGCTGCGAATCTTATAGAGTCTTCGCAACCATGTTTCTTATCATATCTATAAGTATACTCTTCACAAAGTGCAATACCATGCTCTATCAACCATGCAATATTATGGTTAGACTCTGCTACCCACTTGGTGCATGGATGATTACGGAAGGCACCCTTCGCTGTTTTGTAAGGTGTGCCATCAGACTTGAAAACCTGACCGATACTGTGATACCAGTCAGAGTATACAATGCTGAGCATTTGACATGTTTCTAAGGGCATCTTAACAACATGCTTATCTGGCAACTGGTATGCTGACAGATAAGGATCGTTGTTAACTGCGAAGATATTCATGCAATCTGTGTAATAAAGTTAGATAATACTTTTTTGTTGTTTGCCTTGGCACCTAGAGACTTTTTGAATGCACTTCTGATTTGTGCATTAGTGGCATCTGATTTGACGTCAAAGTCAGTGTCTGATTCAAGACTAGTTGAGTTAAGGAGATACAACTCTTGGTAACCGTTGCAGTTAGGAAGACAAAGTGACTTGTCTTTTCTCCACTTCTTAAGGATAGCACCTTCTGCCCCAAAGTCAACTTGTCCACTGTAACGAATGAAGTGACTAGCATCAGATCCATTACAGATACGGAAACCTATGAAGTTTGTCTCAGGGAAAGTATACTTAAGATACTTAAGAATCTGTTGAGTCAATCCTCCATGAGAGTCATTACTTGGTTTGCTGTGGAAACCACTCTTTCTATCTCTTACAACTGTCATACCATGCAGTCCACCTCTGTATAACCTCTCCTTTTCATCGTGGATGTTTGGTTTCTGTAGGATACCGATAGTATTTGACTCACCGTCAGTCAAGGTAACAACGTGTAGTTTCTCAACTGCATATCTTTTCTTGAATGTTGGGATGATAGTCTTCAATGCAAGCAATGAATCGTTTAGAGGAGTGCCACCTAAGTTTACTTGATGTGGGATAGGGAAGTTGTATCCAAGATATTGGTTTCTGTTTTGAAAGTGAGATGAAAGACGGAATAAGTATTGAGCATGAGTATCAAAAGTATCTTTCTTTGACTCATTGCTGAGGTATTCAACAAGACGTAGGTGTGGGTAGATAGCAAACTCACCTATTTTAGGAGCATTCTTGTATGCACGGAAGTCATCGTCATTACTGTATGACCTTCTGTATGTATCATCACCTTCCCAGTATGCGTCACTGAATGCATAGACTCTGAAAGGAATATTTACCTTACGACAGAAGTATGCAAGAGAAAGAAGTTGCTTTACAGTCTGGTGAAGATCTCGATACATGCTACCAGACCAGTCAAGTAGGAATACAAGACCATGATTCTTACCATCAGGTGTGGACATGATCTTTCTGAAGATATCATCGTTGTATTTGTATGTGTGTAGTTTGGTAGTATCTAGGACACCAGTCTTAGAAACTGACTGTCTAGCATATGCTGACGCTGCTTTTCTACACTCAAACTCTTTAACCATGTAGTTAACTTCTTGGTTGCACTTCTTCTTGAAAGATGCATAGTCAGAGTCAACTTTAGAGAAGTCGATACCGATATAGTTTTCATTGCTAGGATCGCTATAGATATCCTGACCCCAGAAATCTGTTAGGACTTTTACCCAGTGATCAGGTTTGATAACAAGGTGAGAAAGATCTACTTCGGGCACATCAGCATATGTTGGTGTCCTGTAAGATTCTTGCTCTGCAATTTCCTTAAGGTTATCTTCAAAGTTTCTATCTGTTATTCCTTCATCATAGTTGAAACCACCTTCATTTGATGTTGGAGACTCTTCGCTATCTTCTTCCCAGTCATCACTGGTAGAGTCTGAATTTGATTGAGGACTTGGTTGAGGTTGCTGTGCATCACCGTCATCATCTTGCGAAGTCTCACTCTGAATCGTATCCATTTGGGGAGCATCTCCACCATCATCTTCAGTTGAAGGTGTGTTATCGATATGCTCTTGATCTTCTTCTTGCTCACCTTGCCACTCGTAAATTTTTGCTGCTAACTCACATACATCTTCAAAAGACTCACATGCATCTGCTAGTGCCATCCATTTCTTTTCTTCTTCGTTTTTGAAAGGGATGGGTATAGTCTGGTCAACAATGCCTACCTTATAATATAGGTTGATACGGTCGATAAGTTTTAGTTTGTTAAGATCCATCATGCCGATACCGAAGAAATCTTTCTGATTCAACTCACGATAACCTTTGAAGAAATCTTTACGAAGACCAGGAAACTTGTCCTTCATTGACTTCTCGATACGCACATCTTCTAGAATATTTACATAAGACTTAGGCACATCAGTCATATTTTCCCATCCATCAGCAGGTGTATATAGAGCATGACCTACTTCATGACCCACTAGCATGTCATAAACGGTCTCAGAGGCGATCCAGAGGGGCAATGAGAGGACTCTATTCTTTACATCGAATGATGCAGTCTCACACTTGCAATGCTCAACAGTTAGATTTTCTGTAGCAAGTAGTTTAGCGAGTGATCCTTTGATTTCTTGTATTAGCATGTGTGTGCGATGATTATATACTCATTATAATAGGAAACCCTCCGCTTGGGAGGGTTTAGTAGACACTTTAACAACTGTCCACGACGTTTCCTTGCTTGACGCAGTGCTTGTGGCTTCAAGTGTCGCTTCTTTTCTTTCTTTGAATGGTGTTGCCAGTTAGGGGTTGTCACGGTCTGAGTACCTTACGGATGAGAAATCATTTTCTTTAACAAACTCAAGACTAGATTCAAATGCATCTAGTAATGTGTCAATCATCTTATGTGATATGACATATATGTTTGATTTGTCAGTCATTCTACGCAAGATCTTGAGGAGATCAGTCGTTGCGTTAGTGTCTAGACTAGAATCAAATACTTCATCTAGTAGTAGGAGGTTAGTCGCTGCAGAATTCTTCATTCTAGCGATATCTCTCCAAGTAAAGAGCAATGCTAAGTCAATCTTCTGCTTTTCACCCTCAGAAAAGGATGCATAGGAGAAGATATCTCTATGTCTACTCTTAATTACCTCATTAAACTCCTCGTCAAGAGTAAAATTGACGTAGAAATCCATATCTTGTAGGTATTTATTGATATGTGTGTTGATAATGGGGATAAACTTCTTAATTATCTTACTCTTGATACCATTATCACGCAATAGGGTGCTGACCACTTTGTGATGTGTCTCTTGTGCATTGACATCAGCACACTCATCCACCTTTTTATCCAACTCTCCCTTATATTTGATCAGTTTATCCTTCTCAGACTCCAAATCTTTGTTTGTAGTCTTCTTACCCTTGACTGCATTGAGTCTAGAAGCGATAGTTTTCTTTTCTTTAGTGTATGATCTTAAATTACTCTTAAGTGTTTGATATTGTGCTGCCATTTGTGAGTCTGCTTTGACTTTCTTGTCAAGTTTCTCTAAGACTTGCTCCATTTCTTTGAGTTTAGACTGGTAGTCCTCATCTCTCTTACTCAAATCATCCACTCTAGACACTTTTGTATCAGTATCAATAGTCTGTGTGCAAGTAGGACAGGTATCATTCTTAATAAAGAAGTCAAGATCAGATAAATTTCTACTAACTTTAGTCTTTACAGATGCAATATACTCTCGCATCTTACTATACTGTGCCTGTGACGATGCTGAGTTAGCAAGTTTGTCAGTCAGGTCACGGATCTCAGTCTCTGTTGATGCTATATTTGTCTCTACTGCAAAATTCTCTTCCTTTAATGTCATCAACTGCGATGCAAGGTCGTCATTTACATCCTTAACCATACCTTCCATGCGTTGCACTGTGGCAGTTTGCATGTCATAAGTCTTTTGATGTAGTGTAACTGTGTGCTCACACTCTTTAACTTCATTCCTTATGTCTCTCAAACGATCCTTGAGTAACATATTCATGCGTGAGAATACTTTGATATCTAATAAGTCTTCTATGACTTCCCTTCTATTAGGAGCATTAAGTTGCATGAATGGAACGAAAGTGCTACTACCAAGAATAGAAATCTGTGTGAAAGATTTGAAATTAAATTTAAGTATCTTTTGCTCGAGATACTTTTGGTAATCGTTGTTTGCTGCAGACTGGTCAATAAGTGTGCCGTTACGATATATCTCAAAGACATTTGGTTTGATTCCTCTTACTACTTTATACTTCGACTGCCCTACTGAGAATTCAATTTCAACTAATAGATCACGCTCGTTAATTGTATTAACTAACTGACCTTTACTAATCTTACGGAAGGGTTTATTAAACAAAACAAAACACAAGGCATCTAACATGGTAGATTTACCTGCTCCATTGTCACCATAAACGACGGTAGATTTATAACGCTCAAGATCTAAATATGTGAATCCATTTCCTGTTGATAGGAAATTTTTCCACTTCACTTTTTCAAAAACAATCATGTATTAGGGTCGTCGTATTTACGAAGGATATAAAGTGCAATGAAAGCACCAACTGATGATGCACCTAAAACTATTAAAAATAAAGGCATTAGTCTATGACTGAGGGTGGAGGAACAACAAAGTCATTCTCGGTAATTATAGCATACCGATACCCATGTTGTCTACAATTTGAAACAACATCTTTACGCTCAACCTCTGCTACATCTAATTCCCTAGGGAAATCTACATCTATTAACATCTGATGGTATCTGTCAGCGTCATCTTTAACCGCAAAGATCTGGACGATACGCTCAAAAGACTTATCATCTTTAACAGCGTACACACCACCAGTTTTCTTTTCGACTAAGACAAACATCACACTTCTACCGATTCCATGTATAGATTTTTTAGTATAGCAAAAACTTCTTCTTTATGTGGAAGCTCTTGGACACAGGTTTCAAGGATAGTAAGAGTATCTTCTACCTCTACATCTGTTACGTCTTCCAGAATATAAGTGTTATCTTCTATAATTTTCAAGTCTGCTACGTTTCCACACTGGATGTAGCGAATGGTCTGGTCAAACTTTGCTTGATCAGTCTTGTCATCTACGATTAGTTTAACGTAGGTGTTTGTAAAGTCAAGACCTTTGATATCATCTAAAGTTGTTTCGTTATAATAGATCTTATGGAATATCTCATAAGGATTCTGCTGAAACTTTAGGTTTAGATCATCTGTATTTAGCAGATGAAACCCTTTTTTCTGACCGTAATCATTCCAATAGAGTTGATTTGGGTTACCGAGGTATTGAATATTCTTTTTCTTACTCTTCAAATGGTAGTGTCCTGATAAGACCATATCAAATTTATCATATTGTGTGGCATCAGCACCGTGATTCATAACAATACCAGGTATAGCCTCAAAACCACTAAGCTCGAGATGCCCTACACAGATATCTGCACTACTAGTCTCGATTGCATCTCTAGTGGCATCTTCCGTCTCACCACATACCCAAGGAATGCAGCACATATTTCTGCCACCAATAGTATAATCACCAGGCACATCAATAATATTAATATTATCGTAGTCCTTAAGTAATAACTCAGGTGCATTTACCTTAAGAGTATTCTTAAAGTAAATATCATGATTACCAATCAACATATTCATAGTGATACCACGATCACGGAGTGGGTCAAACCACATCTCCTTAGCAGCATCTAAACTATTAAAGTTGATAGTCTTTCTCTTATCAAAAGTATCACCAAGGTTTAAAACCTCTGTGATTCCCAACTTATCGATGGTTGGTATGACAACTTGGGAATAAAATGCTTTATATTTTTCTAGAAAAACTAGACTGTCATTACGAACTCCGAAGTGTTGGTCAGTTATAACCAATACATTCATGTATTATCCTCGCATAGTAGTTTCAATTCTAGACTTGATTGAATTCATCTGAGCATGATCGTC